TTATTGATTATCAATTAGTTATATTAAAAAATGTTAAGATGTTAACTTTAAAGCTTCGTATTTAATAAAAATAATAATAATAATAAAAGAGTAGTAGTAGTATAGGGAAACCAAAAGTCGACATTAAATATTTTTATATGAGCTCTTGGATAATTAAATATAATTGATTACATTTGTAAAAATTAATTAAATCAAATAACATATGCAACAAGGATTCACTCCTAAAGAACTACACTTCTCAGATAAGGGTAGGGAGAAACTAATCAAAGGTATCAACAAGATTTCTAACGCTGTCAAGTCTACTCTTGGTCCAAGAGGTAACACGGTACTCATCGAGTCGCCTGAACATCTACACGGCATAACTGTAACCAAGGACGGTGTGACTGTAGCGAAGTCCATCTCGTTATTAGACCCGGTCGAGAACCTTGCGGTTCGGATGATGAAGGAGGCAGCAGATAGGACTGCGTCATCTGCGGGTGATGGCACGACAACTGCTATAGTACTTGCAGAGGCATTGGTCAATGCAGGAACCGAATTAATAGACGACACCACTAACCGAACGGAGGTACTACGCCACCTTGTGTCAGAGACAAAGGAGATAGCGAAGATGCTAAAGGTAAAGGGCAAGGTCTTAGACGAGAAGAGGCTACGAGACGTAGCAGTCATCTCAGCTAACAACGATGCACAGATAGGCGGCATCATAGCTGACGTATACGAGAGCGTAGGCAAGGATGGTGTGGTAACGGTTGAGAACAGCAAGAGCTCATCGACATACTACGAGACCACAAAGGGTATCAAGATAAAAAGAGGCTACGCCTCAACGCTATTCATCAACGACCAAAAGAGGGACGAGTGTGTGTTCGAGGACACGTACGTGTTGGTGTGTGACACAGAGATAAATAACATACTACAGATTGAGGCGGTACTGAAGCCAATCATCCAAGAGGGTAAGAAGCTATTAATAATCGCACCGTGCTCAACGAACGTGACCAACACATTAGCAGCGAACGTGATAAAGAACGGGCTCAAGCTATGCACCATCAACCCACCTGACTTTGGGTACAGGCAGCACGAGCTGATGCAGGACATAGCTATCAGCGTGGGTGCAACATACTTCAGCGAGAAGACAGGAGACGACCTGAGCCTCATAAGCTTTGATGACTTGGGGCACTGTGCTAAGGTGATAGCGAGCAGGGACACAACGGTTATCGTCAAGGACGACAACGAGACATCGGCTGAGGTGGCAGAGAGAGTAGCACAGCTACAAGACGCACACACTAACGCCAAGAAGAAGGAGGACAAGGAGTTCATCAACCAACGTATCGCATCCCTATCAGGTGGGATAGGCGTGGTGTTCGTAGGTGGGCAGACAGACCTCGAGCAGAAGGAGCTATACGACAGGGTTGACGATGCGGTGTGTGCAGTACGCTCAGCACTTGAGGAGGGTATCCTTCCCGGTGGAGGGCTCACGCTATACAACCTACACAAGAGCTATCGTATCAAGGAGAAGGCTGAGAAAAATATTTCGAAAAAAATTGCTTACGCAATTTTATCTAAATCACTTAAGTCACCACTCTATCAGATACTATCCAACGCAGGGCTTGATGCAGATGACATCTACAAGGACTGTAAGGGAGCGATGTGGGGCTATGACGTGAAGAGAGAGAAGTACGGATACCTTATGGCTCTCGGTGTGATAGACCCTGTGAAGGTGACACGACAGGCACTACAGAACGCAGTATCGGTTGCATCGACAATACTATCTACTAACGCCATCGTAACAATGGCAAGAACGTATGGCGATGGAGAATGAGATATATCAGGCGGACGGGTTCGATGACGCTATCATAGGCGTGGACTACAAGACGGGTCGCATAGCATACTCGGTATCTAAGTGCATTACCATACTGATGCTTGACGAGGGTATGACGGAGCTTGACGCAACGGAGTGGTTTTACTTCAACGTTGCAGGGTCTTACGTTGGAGAGGGCACGCCCGTATGGATAGACGACACATATGACCATAACGACTAAACAGTATAAGCAATGAAGGCAATAGGCAAGAACATAGTGATAGAGAAGATAGAGGAGGAGATAACCACGGAGAGTGGCATACTCCTATCCAACGAGGACGCAAACTCTTTTAGGTATCAGAAGGGTAGGGTCGTGATGCCGGGTACAGAGGTGAGCTACCTTAACGCTGATGACATCATATACTACGACACCCGCAACTCATACACCCTTGTGATAGATAACGCTATGGCTACTATCATTCAGGAGCGTGATGTCGTTGTTGTCGAATAAACTCGTTCATAGCTATGATAGCGTCACGGTAACGCTTGTCCGTATACGACACGTTCTTCAAGAACATAGGGTTGTGAGATGGGGTGGTAGGAATCTCTTCGCCACTTAGCTTCTTATACACAGAGTCAAGGAGACGCTTAGATTTGTACGACAGTGTGTACAGAGCCTTTCTCTTTCCCATACGCTTACGGAAGACCTCAATCCATCCATCCCTACGCAGCATCTTAAACCTATGCTCGTCCCACGACAGTAGCTTGTCAAACTCATCAAACTTATCCTTAGAAAAATAATCCTCCGACTTGAGGAACAGCAGCATATCTAGCTGTGCTTGGCTTATCTTATACTTTGCCTTTACGTACTGACGGATAACACGCCAATACTTTAGATAGTCATCGCTCAAAATTGATTCAATTTAATTTATTAACTTTGTACAAATATAAAAAATAAAGTTCAATAGTAATGCCAAGAGTTAGTTTAAGCACTAAGGAAGAGATAAAAAAGATAAGAAGACCGGGTGTCCATTCAAAGACTAAGACATCTAAGTCTAAGCTATCAAAGAACTATAAGAAGCTTTACAGAGGACAGGGACGATAAAAGATATGGCAACAAAAGGTAGAACAAAAGGAAACAAGATATGTCCTGCGGGGATTGCTTGGGCAAAGAGAACCTTTGACAAGTACCCATCAGCCTATGCTAATATGGCAGCGAGCAAGTACTGTAAAGACCCTAACTACGCAAAAAAAAGTAAAAGAAAATGATAGATTCAAAAAAACTTAAAACGATAGCTTCTGAATTAAGGAAGGCTTCTGCTATGCATAAAGGGCAGGCAGCAAAAATAGATAAGATGTTAAAGTCTATGAAGCCAAAGGGGAAGAAGAAAAAGTAATGAGCGAGCTTAAGAAGTGGAGAGACGAGAAGTGGGTACGTATAGGTACTGACGGTTCTATCAAGGGGGAGTGTGGTACAAGCAAGAACAAGAAGAACCCTGACAGGTGTCTGCCTCTAAAGAAGGCTAAGAGTATGACTAAAGAAGAACGTGCTAAGACGGCTCGTAAAAAGAAAGCGTCAGGTGGAAGAAAACAATTTATACCCAACACCAAGAAGGGAAGGGTAACTAAAAAATATACTAAAAGATAAAATTATGCCAACAGTAAAATACAAATGTAAAGATTCAGGAAAGGATATGGTAAAGAAGTTTCCTTATAACGCAGTCGGTAAAGCACAGGCAACAGAGTTTTCTAAGCTTATGGGCGGTTCCATTAAGTACAACCCTAACAAGGTTAAAACAGAGATGGGCTACTAATGGCTGAGAAGAGTAAGATGAAGTGCAATGCGGTGCGGTCAAGTGACCGACCCGGCAAGAAGAGAATGGTAAAGGCGTGCGAGGGAGGCAAGGAGAAGTTAATACACTTCGGTGCCAAGGGCTACGGTCACAACTACTCTGCTGCTGCACGAAAATCTTTCAAGGCACGACACAAGTGTGGTACTGCTAAGTCAAAGCTAACGGCAAGGTATTGGTCGTGTAAGAATCTTTGGGCGGGGGCAGGAGGCTCAACCAAGTCAAGTCCGAAAAATAGGAAAGGAAAATATTAGTATCTTTGTCGTATGAAAAAGAAGCAAGACATAAAAATTAAGAAGTCTAACGAAGGTAAGTTTACTGATTGGGCAAAGAAAAATATGCCCGGCAAGACTGTATGCTCTGCTGCTTCAGCAGTAATGAGAGGGAAGAATAAATATAAACCAAGTGTAGTTAAGATGGCAAACTTTGCTAAGAACTTTGGCTGCAGTAAATAAAATAAATAAAAAGTTATGGCACGTAAGTACAAAAGAGATTTAGGAACACCTTTAGCTGAAAGTAAATTTGACCCTGCTGACTACAATAAAGATGGTGAAGTTACAATGCAAGAGCAGAAAAAATATAATAAGATGCAAGCATTAAAAGCTAAGGGCAAAGCACAAGTTAAAAATATATCTGAAGGTAAAAAGAAAAGTGGAGGAACAAAAGGTAGTGGTATAAAAAAAGTTGGTACAGCTATTTCAACAGGGGTCGGATTGCTTAGTGGAGTAACCGGTGCTGTAGCAGGAATGAGAAAACCTAATAGTGGGTCATCTAATTCATCAAGATAATAAATAGCTATGAGAGACTTAGGTACACCATTAGCCCCTACATTTGGAGGAGGAAAAAAGCTTTTAAAAAAGTCAGGTAAGAAATACTATAAGTCTATGGTTGCAGTTGATGAGGGTAGATTTAAGAAGGAGAAGAAGCTTCGTAAGAAAGCTTTCAAGCTTGAAGATAGAGGTGCTAAAAAACAATTAAAAAATAAATAAATAGTTATGAAAAAGCAAGGTTACAACTCAAGACTTGATGAGTCAATGGGTGCAAGAAACGGAAAGAAGTCTCAGTCTATGAAGTCTCGAAGAGATGAGTCTAAGGCTATGTCTAAGAAGATGGATGGTCACGCTTACGGTGGAGACCACTCAATGAAGTACGAATCTCATTTAGGTTCTAATTCTCGTATCTTTAAAAAATAAATATTAATGGGGAAACTATTAGTAAGTTTAGGTCTGTGGATGCAGAGCCTAAAGGTGAAGATGAAATGTAAGTGGAACACTATGATGTCTAAGCTTATGTTCAAGATGTACGGAGAGTGCCCTGATAAATTTTTATGTATCTGTAAGAAGAGCAAATGAAACTAAAAGATAAATCAAGAGGCTTTGGTGACACGGTTGCCAAGGTAACAAAATTAACAGGTATCAAATCTGTAGTAGACACGGTCAGTAAAAAGATGGGGAAGGACTGTGGCTGCGGTAAGAGACGTGATACCTTAAATAGAATAATCCCCTATAAAAATTAGTTATGGCATATCAAAGATTACAACCCACAAGGGCAATACAGATTATACCTACAGATGATTTATTACTACCGGGAGGACCGGGGTCTCGATTAGCATTTGGTGTGACTACAGCAGTATTAGCAGATTCACTTGTAGATAATGGACTTACTGTAAACTTTAATTCTATTATAAAGGCAGGAGATACTGTATACAACATTAGCACAGGCTCAGGTGCAAGGGTTATCGGTGTACCAATTGATAATACACCTAATCCACCTGAATCAAAAACTTTAACATTATCTGATGATATATTTACTGCAGTTGGAGACATTTACATAGTTGGTTCCGTTGTACAAGGGAGTGGTGCTGCCTTATGGGTAGGGACAGGTGGAAGTATATCAGGTAAAACAGCAGGAGGGGATGACATTGTTTTAGATAATATTCCTGACGGTTCATTACTTCCAATTTTGATGTCAGTTATTAATGAAGCAGGTACAACCGCAACGGGTATCTACGGACTATGGTAATATGTCTACAGCGATAGGAATAGCAATATCAGGTAATGTATTTCAAACACGAGCAGGTTTGGGTTCGTCCGGTGCGTCTTTACTGTTAGATGAGTACGGCACAAATAACAAACTTGCGTATTCAGTACGTAAGCTAAGAACAGCGTACACAGGTGCTTGTATGCGTGTTCGTAATAGCTTAAGTTTTGAGTTAGACATTGGATTTGATTCAAGTGGCAACCTTGACGAGTCTGCATTGCTTACGCATTGCGGAGCAGGTGACGGATTTGTTATTAAGTGGTATGACCAAAGTGGCAATGGTGGAGATGTGGAGCAGGGTGTTAAAACCAATCAACCTCAAATTGTATTAAGTGGTGCTGTATTAAAGGAGAATGGAAAGCCTATAGTTACGGGACGTGCGGTGTCAGGAGTAGCTTCATATCTTGAGTTGATTACACCAAAAGCTACATACTTGCCGTCAACAGGACAATACTTTTTCTTCTCAGTAACTAAGGCAGAAACACTTAGGTCTATTCTATATCGTGAAGACACAAGACTCCAATTAATAGCACAAAGTGGTAGCACATCAACAAATACAAGGAATGACCCTAATTACTTGCCAAACACTTACAGGAGAAATGGTGCGGCTTATACTCCAATAGATAGAACAGAGGTGTACACAACAAATTTACCACAAACCTTAATGACCATTAACGGCAGTTTAGATAGTTCGATTAACTCCTTTGTATTAGGATATGGTGTATCTTCTTTTAACAATTGGAGTATGCAAGAATTTATAGTTTACGAGGGTGATAAGTCAAGTGATGAGTCAAATATAGAAACAGCAATAAACGGATACTACTTAATATATTAATATGAAATACTACAAGTACATAACAGAAAGCGAAGTAAAGATGGCATCTTGCGATATATACGATTTGTATGCTTGGCAACCACCTGAAGAACGAGGAACAAAATATAGTTATCCTTGGTATACTAATGGAACAGATTGGGTATTGGCTGTTGACGATTCTATACCTACTCGTTCAGTATTGATTGATGTCAGTTGGATTACTCCACAGGAAGCAGAAGAGCAGGGATATATATCAAATGATTTAGAAGAATAATGTATTAATAAATTTATAAACAATGATAACTATTCAAGATTTAAAGATATATGCTATAAACTCAGGTGTGCTTGCAGTCTCATTTACTGAGGTTGAGATGTTGCTAAAGGTAGTTTTGTTAACTGCAACTATAATATACACGGTACAAAAGATTTACTTAAACGAAAAAAAGTAGTACATTAAGGTTTATGACAACTGATGATGTAGAAAAGATAATAGTACACTGCTCCGCTACACGAGAGGGAGACGACTGTATAGACGTACACGTCATCGACAGGTGGCACAAGGCACGAGGATGGAAGGGATGCGGCTATCACTTTGTTATACTGATAGATGGAACGATTCAAGTAGGAAGAAACATAAACGACTCAGGTGCACACACCAAGGGACTGAACTCTAAGTCTTGGGGCGTATGCTACGTAGGTGGGGTTGAACAGGATGGCAGGACACCGAAGGATACTCGTACAGAAAAGCAGAAGGAGTCTTTACTAAGCCTGTTAAGTTTTTTAAAGTTACTACAGCCTGACGCTACTATACACGGACACCGAGACTTTGCAGCCAAGGCGTGTCCAAGTTTTGATGCAACAAAAGAATATAATACGATATGATGGGAAAGGTAATGGAATGGTTTAGCGGTAGCCTTGTCAAGGATGTCCTTGGGGGGCTTGATGGTCTGATAACGTCTAAGGAAGAAAGGATGCAGGCTGAGATAGCATTGAAGCAGATATTTGCAACCAAGGAGCTTGAGCTTCAGAAGATGCAGGCTGATATAATAATAGCAGAGGCGAGTGGGAATTGGCTACAGAGAAGTTGGAGACCCATACTAATGTTATCGTTTGGTTTCATTGTTATATACGTAAAGTTCCTTGGACCGTTGTTCGGTCTGACCATACCACCGTTAGAGGATGAGTTTTGGAACCTGTTACAGCTCGGTATAGGAGGCTATGTTATAGGTCGAACGGGTGAGAAGATGATGGACAGTTTTACTTCAGACAAACGTAGAAGAAAAAATAGAAATTAATTTTCTATCTTTACAGCTAAATAAAATTAAATTAAATGGAAAGGTTAAACGAAAAAGAATTAACTGAGCTTCAGAATTTAAACACTGAGTTCACTAAGTTCAAGATTACTCTTGGGGATTTAGAGATTCAAAAGAGTAGTATCATCTCTGAGATAGCAGCTATTAAGATTAAGTTTGCTCAGAATGAAAAGAAACTAATTGATAAATATGGTGAAGACTCTGTTATAAATATTCAAACAGGAGAGGTTCAGCAGAAAAAAAAATAAGAGATGTCAAAGATAAGCACGTACGCAACTACAACACCTGCATTAGATGATAAGTTAATAGGTAGTGATGCAAATGCAACACCTACAAATGCAACTAAAAACTTTACTTTAGGTGATACATTAGGGTTATTTAATGGTAATGCGGTTCCTGCTTCAGCTACATCTACAGGTACAAAGGGTCAGATAGCAGTAGATGCAACGCATTTATATATCTGTACAGATACTGATGTATGGAAAAGAGTAGCAATCTCTACATTCTAACATTATGGATATTCGTAAGATAAGTGTGGGACCTGATTACAAGTCAGGAGCTATGCACTACATAGTAGGTCAGGAGATACTAAACGGTAGTCACACTATTCATCTAATAAAATATTACGATGAGAGCGACTCTATAAAGATATGGATAGAGAGCACAAGTCAAGAGGTTATACTGTGGAAGGAGTTTACATCTACAGTGCCTGTGTCAATTGAATTTAATATAAATTTTTAATGAAATCAATATATCAGTTTATAGTAGAACCCGTAAATAAGAAAAGATATAACAACACCAAGACAATAGCAGGAATAGAGTTTATAGTTAGCACATCAGAAGAGGATGTGTCAGCCTCTAATAGAGAGGCTGTAGTAATAGAAACACCACTAAACTATAACGGTCCAATTGAAAAGGGTGATGTATTATTGGTTCACCACAATGTCTTTAAGTTCTACAATGATATGAAGGGCAGGAGACAGAGCGGGAAAAGTTTTTTTAAAGAGAACATATTCTTTTTAGACCCCGACCAATTCTTTGCATATAAAAAAAATGGTGAGTGGCACGGATACGACCGCTACTGTTTTATAAAACCCATCCCTGCAAAAGAAAGCTATATATATAAAGCTATAAGCAATGAGCCTCTAATGGGTACCATTGCTATTCTAAATGATGGACTAAAATCTCAGGGGCTAAAGGAGGGTGATGTAGTATGCTACAAGCCATCACAGGAGTATGAGTTTAAGGTAGACGATGAGATACTATGGAGAATGTACGACCACTCAATAACCTTACAGCTATGAGAAAGTTTTTTAAATCATTAGCTGTCTTGCTTATAACAAAGATTATTTTAGATATAATACTAATATTGTTTATCATTAATATTTTAACATAGATGGACACCAAGGCGATAAAGCTAAAAATAATTGAAGCAGGTCACAAGGCTGTAGAACAACTAATAAAGGTTGCTAAGGAGCAGATTATAAAGCATGACCCTGAGGATGACATATCAGCAGATAGGTTGAAGAATGCGGCTGCTACAAAGAAGCTTGCAATATTCGATGCCTTTGAGATATTAAAAAGGATTGAAGAAGAGCGAGAGGCTATAGAGAGTAGTGGTGTGCCTAATAAGTTAGATACAAAACAAGGGTTTGCAGAAAGAAGGTCCAAATAATATATACCGAGTAATACACGACTACATACCTAAGAGCGTGTATACTAACAAGAACCGCAACAGGTCTTGGCTGTACGGTTATAACGAGAAGTATGACGTTATAGTAATATCAAAGACCGGAGAGATAGGAGAGATAATTGAAATATCAGGACTAAAGATAGCACTCCCCAAACCTCCAAAAGAAATATACCAAAGACATAAGGACAAGAAAGAACAGTATTGGGAGCGTCAAGATTTACCAAAACCTTTATCTAAGATTTCATCCATCTTTCAGTGGAATGAGATGCTGTCAGATTTTAAGGCAAGATGGGTGGACTATATTGAAGCAGAGTTCGATAATAGGGAGCTTGGTTTTTGGTTTATGAGTAATGGCAAGCCTACATACATAACCGGGGCACACTATATGTATCTGCAATGGACTACAATAGATGTTGGATACCCTGACTTCAGAGAGGCAAATAGGTTACTGTATATATATTGGGAGGCTTGTAAGGCAGACAAGAGAAGCTTTGGGATGATATACCTAAAGATTAGACGTTCAGGGTTCTCCTTTATGTCATCGTCAGAGTGTGTCAATACAGGTACGCTTGCAAAAGATGCAAGGGTTGGGATACTATCCAAGACGGGTAGCGATGCTAAGAAGATGTTTACCGACAAGGTTGTGCCAATAAACAGCAGGCTACCGTTCTTTTTCAAGCCTATTATGGATGGTATGGATAAACCAAAGACTGAGTTAGCGTACCGTGTACCTGCGGCTAAGATTACCAAGAAGAATATGTATGATATAGATGCTGATGAGATAGAGGGGTTGGATACCACGATAGATTGGAAGAACACAGACGACAACAGCTATGATGGTGAGAAGCTTCTATTGTTAGTACACGATGAGAGTGGAAAGTGGTTAAAGCCCAACAACATCCTAAACAATTGGCGTGTCACCAAGACGTGTCTAAGATTAGGTAGCAGGATTATAGGTAAGTGTATGATGGGCTCAACATCAAATGCATTAAGCAAGGGTGGAGAAAACTTTAAGAGGCTGTACTACGATTCTGATGTAACTAAAAGAAATGCTAACGGTCAGACCAAGAGTGGTATGTACTCTCTTTTTATTCCTATGGAATGGAATATGGAAGGGTTTATCGACAGGTACGGTATGCCTGTGCTAAAGAATGCTGACGGTAAGGTTAAAGGTATTGACAATGAGTGGATTACACAAGGTGCTGTAGAGTATTGGGACAACGAGGTAGAGTCATTAAAGAATGACCCTGATGCATTAAACGAATACTACAGACAGTTTCCAAGGACTGAGTCCCACGCATTTAGGGACGAGAGCAAGCAGTCACTGTTTAACTTGACAAAGATATATCAGCAGATAGACTACAACGATAGTATGATAACAGAGCAGTATGTGACACGTGGGTCTTTCAGTTGGAAGAACGGTATCAAGGATAGTACGGTTATGTTTAATCCTGACAAGCGAGGAAGATTTTTTATTACGTGGGTACCAAATCGAAACCTGCAGAACAGGATAGTAAAAAAGAATGGGGTTATGTATCCGGGCAACGAACACATAGGTAGCTTTGGATGTGACTCATATGATATTAGTGGGACCGTAGGAGGTGTGGGGTCAAACGGTTCTCTACACGGGCTAACAAAGTTTAGTATGGAAGAGGCTCCGAGCAACGAGTTCTTCTTAGAGTATATTGCACGACCACAGACAGCCGAGATATTCTTTGAGGATGTGCTAATGGCTTGCGTGTTTTACGGTATGCCAATACTAATAGAGAACAATAAGCCAAGGTTGCTATATCATTTTAAGAATAGAGGCTACAGAGGGTTCTGTACCAATAGACCCGATAAGGCATTTACGAAGCTGTCTAAGACAGAAAGAGAGTTGGGTGGTATACCTAACTCAAGTGAGGCTGTTAAGCAAGCACACGCAGCAGCAATTGAGTCTTACATAGAGGGACATATTGGGTTAAGGGATAATGGCGATATGAACTCGATGGCATTCAATAGGACATTGGAGGATTGGGCAAAGTTTGATATAACCAACAGGACTAAATTTGATGCCTCTATTAGTACGGGTTTGGCTATTATGGCGTGTCAAAAAAACCTATATCAACCCGAAAGAAAAGAATCAAAAATAAAAGTTAACTTTGCAAGGTATACTAATACAGGAAAAACAAGTCAAATAATTAGATGAAGGATGTAAAAATTAATATTTCATCTGCAGGGTTTCCAAGTCAGTTTGTTTCTGATGCTGAGAAAGCAACAGATGAATACGGGTTGATGATAGGGCAAGCCATTCAGTATGAATGGTTTCGTAAGGATGGAAATGGTTGTAGGTTTTATGACCAATGGAGAGAGTTTCACAGATTGAGATTATACGCAAGAGGTGAGCAGTCAATAAGCAAGTATAAGAACGAGTTGGCTATTGATGGCGACCTGTCTTATCTTAACTTAGATTGGACACCTGTTCCTGTTATCCCTAAGTTTGTGGATATAGTAGTGAACGGAATGTCTGACAGACTGTTTAAGGTTAAGGCATATGCTCAGGATGCAATGTCTCAATCAAAGAGAAGCAAGTATCAGGATATGATGGAGGGGCAGATGGCTGCAAAAGAACAGCTCTCTATAGTAAAAGAGAAGTCAGGATACGACCCGTTTATAATGCCTGAGGATGCACTACCTCAAGATGATGAGGAGATGGCTTTATATATGCAGCTTAACTACAAGCCTGCTATAGAGATAGCAGAGGAAGAGGCTATCAATACTATATTTGAAGAGAATCATTATATAGACCTACGTAAGCGAGTAGATTATGACATAGCAACGGTAGGGATTGGTATAGCAAAGCACGAGTTTTTAAAGGGCTCAGGGGTAAAGGTATCGTATGTAGACCCTGCTAATGTGGTATACAGCTACACTGAAGACCCACACTTTAAGGATTGTTTCTATTGGGGAGAGGTTAAGACACTTCCTATCACAGAGCTAATGAAGATAGACCCTTCATTGACAACAGAAGATTTAGAGGAGATAAGTAAGTACAGCCAATCTTGGTACGACTACTATAACGTAGCTCAGTTCTATGAGAACGATATTTTCTTCAGGGATACTGTAACATTATTATACTTTAACTATAAGACCACAGAGAAGATGGTCTATAAGAAAAAGATTACAGCAACAGGCGGCAATAAGGTGATTGAGAAGGATGACCAATTTGACCCACCTGTAGATGTAATGGAGGAAGGGAACTTTGAGAAGTTTGAGAAAACAATTGACGTGTGGTATGACGGTGTTATGGTTATGGGAACCAATATCCTATTAAAGTGGGAGCTTGCAAAGAATATGGTGAGACCTAAGTCAACAAGTCAGCACGCACTTCCAAACTATGTGGCAGTTGCCCCAAGGATGTATAAGGGTAGGTTAGAGTCTTTAGTAAGAAGGATGGTGCCATTTGCTGATTTAATACAGATGACACACCTAAAGCTACAACAGGTTATTGCAAGGGTAGTACCTGATGGTGTATATATAGATGCAGATGGACTAAACGAGGTTGACCTCGGTACAGGCAACGCATATAACCCTGAGGATGCATTAAGGTTATACTTCCAAACGGGTAGTGTGATAGGAAGGTCATACACTCAGGATGGTGACTATAATCAGGCTAAGGTTCCTATACAACAGCTTACATCTAATTCAGGAGCGTCTAAGACACAGATGCTTATAGGAAACTACAATCATTACTTAGGTATGATTAGAACCGTAACAGGATTAAACGAGGCACGAGACGGAAGTAATCCTGACCCTAACTCGTTGGTTGGACTACAGAAACTTGCAGCATTAAACTCTAATGTAGCTACTCGACATATACTTGATGGAAGCCTTTACATATACAGAAGTTTAGCGGAGGCATTAACGTACCGTGTTGCAGATATACTTGAGTACTCAGACTTTAAAGACGACTTTGCAAACAAGATAGGAAAGTACAACGTCTCAATACTTAACGAGATAAGTGACCTTTACGTATATGACTTTGGTATATTTATAGAGGTAGCACCTGACGAAGAGGACAAAGCTAAGCTTGAGCAGAACATACAGATGGCTTTATCTAAGCAGGATATTAATCTTGAGGATGCCATAGATATTAGAGAGCTTAAGAATATCAAGCTTGCTAATCAACTCCTTAAGTTAAAGCGTAAGCAGAAGCAAGATAAGCAAGAACAGATGGAGATGCAGAAGCAGGCTATGACAGGTCAGATAAATATGCAGTCTCAACAGATGGCAGCACAGATGGCGGCACAAAAGATGGAGATGGAGATAAGAGGCAAGATGCAGCTTGAGCAGGCTAAGATTGCGTTTGAGATTGAGAAGATGAACAACGAGGCTAAGTTAAAGTCTATGTTGATGCAGGAAGAGTTTAACTACAATCAGCAGCTTCGAGATATGTCTGAGAATGCTTTACAATCACGAGAGACTCAACGAGAGGATGCAAAATCTTCAAGGATAAATCAGCAGAACACGCAGCAGTCACAGTTAATCAATCAACGTAAGAACAATCTACCTCCACAAAGATTTGAGTCTAACGAGGATAGCTTAGATGGATTTGACTTAGCTGAGTTCTCTCCAAGATAATCGAATAAAATCAATAAAAAATATTAACTAACTTTGTAAAAATTTAATCAAATGGAATTTAAAGTAAAAGAAGTTACCGGGACTGAAGAAAAGTCTCAACAGGAAATAGAGGCTAAACTATTAAAAGATGCAGAAGAAAGACATAACCAAACAAATGTAGAACAGATTGATATGCAACCATCTGACTCTACATCTGATGACACACAAGACACTGTAGAGATGCAGGATAATGTAGAAACTCAATCCTCTGAGTTAAATGAGGATGACGTTCTTTCATTTATTAAAAACAGATATGAGAAAGACTTTACATCTGTAGACCAACTTTTCGAACAAAGAGAAAAAAATGAAGAGTTGCCTGAAGATGTTAAAGGTTATTTTGATTATAAAAAAAGTACAGGGAGAGGGATTGAAGATTACGTAAAACTAAACCGAGATTTTTCTTCTATGGACGAAGACCAAATGTTATCTGAATATTTTCTTGCTTCAGGCGAGGCTACCGACTCAGAAGATGTAGAGGTCCTTATGGATGACTACAGCTATGATGAGGACTTAGACGAAGAGAGAGATATTAAGAAAACTAAGTTGGCAAAGAAAAAGGCTATCGCTAAAGCTAAGAACTTTTTTGAAGAGCAAAAGGAGATGTACAAACAACCACTTGAGTCAAGTACGGTTGGAGTCTCTGATGAGCAGATGCAAGAGATTGAAGAGTACAAGCGATATTTAGCTGAGGCTGATACAGCTCAAGAAGAGATAAAAAGAAAAAGAGAATGGTTTACTGAAAAAACAGACCAAGTTTTCCAAGATTTCAAAGGTTTTGATTTCAAGATTGGGGAAGATACTTTTACTTTCAAACCGGGTGAGACTGATAGAATCAAAGAGCAACAAATGGATTATCAAGGTTTCGTAAGGAAATTTATTGATAAAGACACGGGTATGCTTAGCGATGCTGCAGGTTACCACAGAGCATTAGCTGTCGCAATGAATCCGAATAAGTTTGCTTCGTTCTTTTATGAACAAGGTAAATCGGATGCTACTGAGAGTGTAACACGTAGAATGAAAAATGTCGATATGACAGAACGTAAAGCACCTCAAGTATCAAACCGTAAGGATGGATTGCAAATCAAGTCTATATCTACACCAAGTAGTAGAGGCTTGAAAATTAAGAGTAGAAAGTAAAATATTTAAAACATTTAAAAATTAGAAAAAATGGCAGGAGCATTAACAGGTCCCGGTTTTGACCTACAGCCGTCCGCACAACAAGTGCCGTTGGCAACAAACTACATTACTAACTTTGATTTCTTGAATCAGTATCTTCCGGATACTTATGAAAAGGAATTTGAACGTTACGGAAACAGAACGATTAGTTCATTTTTAAGAATGGTTGGAGCAGAGATGCCTTCTAACTCAGACCTTGTAAAATGGGCAGAGCAAGGAAGACTTCACGTTAAATATACAAGCGTGGGTACAGCCGCATTAGCTGCTGCTGATGAAGCAGTATTCCAAATCAATGATGACCCTAATGCAGCAGTTTCTACTGCGAGTCCTTTTGGTGCTCAGAGTGGTATCGCATTGAGAGTAGGACAGACTGTTGTTGTTCACCAAAACAGTGGTTTAGGTGAGAACAAAGGTATTGTTACTGATGTTGATTTAACAGTATCTCCTATTCAAGCTACAATTGCTTTTTACGAAGCAGGTGGACTTGCACAAGCAGGTTCAGGAGTTGGAAACGCAGACGTTACTATCTTCATCTACGGTTCTGAGTTTGCAAAAGGAACTGAAGGAATGAATGGTTCTTTAGAGTCTGACGATTTCATTTTCGAGAACTCTCCAATTATCATTAAAGATAGATACGCAGTATCAGGTTCTGATATGGCTCAGATTGGATGGGTTGAAGTAACAACAGAGAACGGTGCAAGTGGATACCTTTGGTATATGAAGTCTGAGCACGAAACAAGATTACGTTTCGATGACTATCTTGAGACTTCAATGATTGAAGCAGTACCTATGGACAATGCTGTGAACACGGCAGCAGGAATTGCTAAAGGTTCTGAAGGTGTGTTCTATACTGTAGGACAACGAGGTAACCTATGGACAGGTGGCGTTCCTAATGCATTAGCTGACTTCGATGCTATCATCGGACGACTTGATGCACAAGGAGCAATTGAAGAGAACGTAATATTCTTAGATAGAGACTTTGGATTTGCAATTGACGATATGTTAGCTGCTCAAAACTCTTATGGTGCACCGGGTGGTACTTCTTACGGATTGTTTGACAATGACGAAGAAATGGCATTGAACTTAGGATTCACAGGATTCCGAAGAGGATATGACTTCTACAAGACTGATTGGAAATATCTGAATGACCCAACTATGCGTGGAGGTTTAGCC